GATTACTTGTGTCCGGGGACTATGCCTCGGCCACCGACAATTTGCCAATTGCCGTCGCGGAAGCGGTTCTCGAGGAGATCCTTGCGCACTCTTGTTCGGTCCCCTCGGGGATTAAACAGTACGCTCGCAGGATTCTTCGTCCGCACGTTTTCTACGACGGGAATTTTGGAGGCGTCTCCGAAAGATCGGAATGGGACGTGGTTCAAGGCCAGATGATGGGCTCTTACCTGTCCTTTCCTCTTCTTTGCCTGCAGAACTACATCGCCTTTCGATGGGCGAGTCGGCAGGAGGGATTACGACGTCTCCCTGTGCTCATCAATGGCGACGATATTCTCTTCCAGTCGGAGGAGAAGTTCGTTCAGCCATGGATGGACACTGTCGGTCGGCTGGGGCTCGAGGTCGAGCAGACGAAGACGGATGTGAGTTGGCTTGGAGGGACGATTAATTCTACCCTCGTTCGCTGGGGCCCTGATGGGTCCTTACTCCCTGTCTCGACTGTTCGGTTCGGTCTCCTCAAGACACCCGACTTCCCAGTAGGTCTCGGCACCTCTTTCTCGACGTTTGTTCGGGGCCTTCCAGATCCGGTTCGCTTTCGAGCCGCTTGCGCCTTTTTCGAATGGCACAAGAAGACTCTTCGCGTCGGCGGTCATTCCGCTGACGAGTTCGGATTTAGAGGGCGCCTGGCACGTCGTGTTGCCGGGATCTATGGGTATTCGCCGCCACCTGTTCGTTCTCCGCGTGATTGGCTCTCTGCTCCTCTCGCCCATAACGTTTTCCCTCCGGGGGATCTCGTTACGTGGGTCGAGGCCGAGAGACTTTCACCCGAGCTCGCCGCATTAAATGCGCGTGAGACTTGTTCCTGGAAGTGGTCAGTTGACTATACCAGGGACGGTCACACGCGGCGCGCCGTTCGTTGGGCCCTAGATACTACTGTATTTCGGTGGGCCGACGACGGAAGGCGTTTGTTAGCGGGTCGACTCGGTTTTGGGTCAGAGACAACAGGCGGATGGTACCCTGGGGGTCGCAGGAGGTTTTTCAGGCCTCGGGTGGGGAGAAAGCTGGTAGCTCTGTTTGATTCTGTGTGCACAACGCAACACGAGGATCATCAGTGGTTACCCGCATATTCTCCGCCCGAGGACGAAATCCCTCAGGATTATGAGACGGCCCGCAAATGCGGGGCGTGAGTTTGCTGGCGCCGCCAGCGGCTTGAACCTAATGAAAGTCCCTTTCGTCTGAAAGTCGTGAAACCTAGCCTGCCATAATTGCAGTACAGGTAGTTGGAGAGGGTGAGAGGAGGGCTTGCCCTTCTGAAATAGGAAACGGTCCGCGTGCAATTCCCGACGGGGAAAGCCTGTCTGGGCGGGGTCAACCCGCCGATGTACGTGTGTCAGAATTCATTGTATAACTTTGATTAACCGTAATCCACCACCCGGAGGCCCCTCTGGAGCAGTCAGGACTCGAGACCTCCTATCGCAGGAACGTCGGGACCCCCGCTGCCCCCCAATGAGAATGGAACCCAACTACGCCTAGGAAAATAAACGAATGAGAGGGAAGGAATTGGAAGGGAGGAGAGGTAGGAAAGAGGGTTGCCGTACGTAGGCGCTTTCTGACTGAACTCCGAGTAGAGCCGGC